GATTGGTATTCCTGCAAGCCAAAGCCTGCCAGCAACGCCAACTTCCCTAATCCAGTCGTCAATCTTACTTTTATCCACAAGAGCTACGCCAAACTTATTGAGATTGTCAATGTTTGGTACCATGATCCAACCATCAGGTATCTTAACAGGATGTGACTGACAGAACTCGAGTTTTTCAAGCTCATAGACCGGGTCTTCCATAGTCATGGTAAATCCCATTTCTAGGAACCAAGCTTTAAAAGACTCTTGACAAAAGTCTGCATAATCACTTCCATTCATTATGATCACAGCGTCGTCACCATTATTGATAACACGTACGTTAGTTAATCCTGCGACATCAAACAGGTAGACACATAACAAAACGCACATGATTATACAATTTCCTAGGCCAGTATTCATGTCACCACTACTTCTCTGGCCCTTATCCTGATAAGAAACCTTGTATTGCACACCATCTTCATCTTGGGTGTACGTCGTTGCCTTTGTATTAAGTTGCTGTTTCAATAACCACCTCAGTTCACTAAGATCTGGGTGATCCTTGTACAGCTCAAGATAGATTGAATGCTCCCATTTGAGCATGTCTTTGCTTACATGCTGATCAAATCTGGAAGCATCACAACCGATCCAGACCAATCCCGAGGGAGATCCAGACCGATCTAAAACCATCTGTGAGGCTTCGACAATATTGGTTGCAACCTGTTCCGCATTCATTCCTTTCATCACGGTTGGTCCACCAAATAGGCTGGCTAATGCACTATACATAGGATGGGAGCCACCAAATCCTTCGATTGGTGATAAGAACATCCCGAGACGTAAATTATACTCGGGGCTCCTGGGTTGTATGTTCCGAGGCACAGGATCTGACTTCTTGGTCAGATTTACCTTTTCAAACTTGATGAAATGGTTTATCCATGCTTGCATCTCCGACAGGCCAAACTTAATGTAACTTGACATTGCATCTGTATACCTTTTCCGTAATCGACTAGGGCGTGTGTCTATAAATTCAGACATCGTCATCCTAGTCGGCGTTGGGATCATGGCAATTATGCTACGTTTGACTTTCGCCAGCCTTTTTCGCACTACTCCTTTGGTAGGCTGTGGAGGGGGGACCAACGAAGAACCGTCCTTGCTCTTGACAAGAAACCGCCTCTCCACTAGCGCCCGCAACACATTTTTCAGGGAATGATTGTGTGCAGATATATCATTTCCACGCACACCCATCCCTTCTAATTTGAAGAACTTCCTGATTTTGGCTTTCTTCACGCCAAGGGAGACTACCTTCACCCCGCGTGTAACTCCAGGACCTAGCTCAGACACAAATTCATGTAAATTCTGAGTATAGTCCGTGGAGGTATCCACGGCAGCTGTCTCCCGCGGTATCCATCATCTAGGAAGACATTTTTCAAGTCTAGGTTCAAGCAATTCAGCTATCCCCAACTCTTCATTTGTATAAAACACCACAATCTTAGCTAAATCTTGATATTCAGCAATTGACTGTAGGTTAAAACAATGTAACTTGAAAAACTCCCGCAGCTTATTATCGACCAGACAATTTGTTGCCTTGTCAATATACATTTCTCCATCGTCATCCAATTCAACCCTAAGAGACTCAGGTGGTATAACTGACCTTACCCAAGCCCTAATATAGAGACATGTTTTAAGCTTGCGAGCTACTTTCCTCTTGCGTCTTACCGCCCGACGGCGGACCGAAGATCTCCAGTTCATCATCAACACATATTTGATATTCCACATAACATTTCTCAATGTTAGGGATTTTAAACCAAAGGGCGATAAAACCTCTAGTTCCATATGTTCATGTTCACTGGCGTCCTCCAATCGACGCAGAATTTGAGGGTCCAAGACAGGCAACGGGGGAGGATCAGGAGAAGTAACCTCAACACGGAAATCTCCATCCTCTCCTGTAATATTCTTGAGTCTATGATTCTTGGCATAGTCTTGCAAGTCTTGGTACACAGGTGGTATTTGTTCTTGAACATCGGAAATATCAGCACAATCTTGATCATACAGATATTCTCGTAAACTTTCCCGTGAAAACTTACCCTCTTTTTCTACACTAGCCCCAGGAGTAGGGCATAGCACTTCCTTCAGGAATCTGAACAACACTAGCAGGCCAACTACCAGCATCAGTTTAGCTCCATGAAGGGGAGTTAGGAGTTGCGTTCCTCCAAGTAGCATGTTTAGGCGTTTCCTCAGTCTCACGACTCTCAACGCCACCGCAACGACCATTACGGTCGGCAACACAATCCTCATATTGTGTTGGTCCCTAGTTTCTACGTAGAAAACCCGGGAC